CCGCCTCGGTCGCGTCTGTTGATTGAAAGTTAGTGAACTGCGTAAAGTCGTTGGAGTACACGGCGAGATTATGCGCGTTCCACTTAACCAGCCCATCGCTGTCGGTCATTGTGGCTAGGCCAGTGGTTGATACCGTGAACATATCGTCGAAGGTGGTACGCTCACCGTTGTAAGCAAAGAACTCGTCCCCTCGTTTAAAACTAGCAACGAGTTCTGGAGCGATGCCGTTAGCAGCCCAAGCCCCTGTTGGTGCATACGCACTCAACCCTAATATAATGGGCAGAGCAGTAGTTTGTATTAGAATGTTGAGCACGAGTACTCTCCTTTTGATTAATATAGAGCGACGATGCTAGTAGCTGTAGTGTTAGTCACCCAAACACGCTTTGAGCGAACTGGGAGAATAACTCCAGATACTAGGCCTATGAACACTACAGTGTTACCTGCAGCCGTAGTAATTTGAACGTCCCCACCAACTCCGATGTATAGAGCTTGGGCAACACCACTGAGATCAGTAGCGTCATTTGGTGTAACAGCTGCAGCGTCTGTTGCAGGGTTACCTAGTTTACCTTTGAAGAAAGCCATGGTTTTTCCTTTTGTTACCTTCTTGAGAATTGTGTTGATGCGGATTGAAGTGCAAATGCACCCGCAGCGAATGTGAACGCAGGGATTTGAACAGAGGCAGCAGCCTCAGCAGCTTCAGGATACCAGATACCCATAGTGAGCATTACAAAGTAATACACTAGCATACCTCCAGCTACTTCCCTTTTGTACGTCTTAGTTCTTGGTAGTTGTTCCGTCATAGAACATCTCCATCTCTTCAGAGCGCCTTCTGGTTAACCCACGGAGAACCGTGAGTGTGCCCTCTTTGTTTCGTTGCTTGTTCCACATCAGGAATGCTTCTCCTGCACCGTGGTAGTCGCCGTTGTTCAGCCTACGGAGAACTGAGGAGTTTCTGAACTGGGTACGACCAATGTTGTACGTTAGTGATGCCAGAGCGTCGAACTGCTTCTGACTTACTGGTACGGTGACAAGATCGTTGATAGCGTCTTCGACCCACTCTAGGTCCCACCTGAACAGCTCCTCAGCTTCTTCCTCAGTGATCTTCATGCCTTCTTTGGCAGTCGTGGTGTGGCCCCATCCGATCGTCCATACGTCGTCCTTGGTGGGCTTGTAGGCCTCCCCACGGTAACCTTCCCACTTCTTGATGTGGTCAATATTGCCGATCTTCGTTGCCGATGTTACTGGCTCGGGCTTTCGTGCTCCGAATAGCGACGAGATAAACCCGAAGATGCTTTGGATGAGGCCAGCCATTATGCGAACACCTGATCTTCGGTGATAGCGTCTAGCTCTTCCGGTGTTGCTGCGTTAGCGATAAGCGCCACAGCCTCTGCCTTTGGCTTCGACTTGAACTTGGCAATCTCATCGTCTTCAGGCGTACTATCGAGACCTTTCAGGGCCTTCTCGAGGGCTTTAGCCTCAGCCTTCTGAACACGCTCGTTGGCCTTCTCGATGATCTTAGTAATCTTGATATCCACAGCTTTCACCATGTCGATTTCGATCACGTCACCATTGAACTGCCATGCGCCACGGAACTCACGTCCTGTGGATGGGAATGTTACGTCGTTAGCGTCTTTGACAACGCCGTCGATATTGATTAATGCTTGTGCCATTATGCGGCCTCCTGCTCTTGATTGATGCGCCATGCGTTGCGATGGCTTCTGTTGGTTGGGATCATGGTACGAGGTACGATCTTGAGTATCGTGCGGTTACCCCTGTAGTCCTTCCAGACACGCTGTGGGATATCCTTCTTGACCAAGTACTCCATGGCCTCTTCCTCGGTCATAGCCGGGACAGGTGGAGTGTCGTGCAAGAGGTTGCCTCGAGTGTGCCGAGTGAACCCCGGTTGAGCCTCGTCAGCTGCCAGCTCATGGTAAACCTCAACAGGCGGTAGGATACCACCGTGCATTGCCATAGCGAGCCACTGAGGGCTTGCCACGGTTACATGTGCGGGTGCATCAGGGTCACTTGGGTCTTCCCAGAGGATCGCGTACTTACCCTGAGGCAGGTCTTTGTGATCGCTGGTGAACGCTTGCTCTCGTGCCCAAAGGGGCATTGTGCTGTAGTCATATGTCATTATGCTAAGTCTCCCCAAAATTGGAGGCAGCTATAGTCGTTGTCCCACTTAACATCGTTTGCCCACCCCCAAAAAGTTCTGGTACTCCCTGTTGCCATATCGGCCACGGATTGGGCTTGGTCTTCTCGACTGTTAGCCCTAGCAGCAGCGGAAGATACAGTCCAGTCTACGGCTCCAAAGCTGTTGGTGAAGAATACCGAAAAGTTGCCTATCGAATGGTCAGTGAGCGAAGAGATGTTCACGCTAGACGTAATAGCTGGCGCAGTCCCATCGAAGTTTACTAACGTCTTAGCCGAACCGTTGACTACATAGGTTGTTTCTACGGTATCAGTACCGTCGCTGATGTTTGCTGCTTGAATAGTACTCATGCTAAGTCTCCCCACCAAAGTACGTCATAACCTGCATTAGAGAGTGTTCCATTGTCAGTTGCCACGTTTAAGCGGCAAGAACCAGTAGCGTCATTTGTTGTTATTTGCGCTTGTGACCTAGAGTTTTGTCCAGTGTATCGTTCTGCCCCTGCGTGTCCGTAATTCAGACTAGCAAAGGAATTTGTGAAAGTGTGTGTACTCGTTCCAGTACCAAGGTCCGTTATAGACGTGTGGTTTACTGTACCGGAGGAGCCTGCGGCATCGGTTACTGTAAAAGCTGATGTATTAGCCAGACCCGCCATCAGGTCAACCGAAGTTCCACCTCCAGATGGCGTTACGTTATCTACTGCTATAGTACTCATGCTAAGTCTCCAAATACTACTACGCCGCACATATTCGTATCGGCAGCTGTGCCACTTGAGTTAGCAATCTCAATTCTGAGGTCTCTTGGTGCCTTGAATGACGGCCCGATGAAATCAAATTTAGTTCCGATGTCTATGTCACCAGCAGTCACAACCGCGTAGTTACCGCTGGACATAGAATTAGTCATTTCTAGTAAGCTGTTTCCTGTCCCGCTGTCGGTAATGGACGAGACGTTATTGCTTTCGTTTATAACAGTGGTGGTTACCGTGTCGTACTCGATTACCATCTTAGCCGCCCATTGATCTGTGAGCGCCACAGGTCCTGTACCTGCAGCGTCACTTATTGTATTTGCTCTGAGTTCACTCATAGCTGTCTCCTATATGATTGCGAGGGTGCCACCTGAGGTGACGGTTAACGTTACCCCCGTGTCAACTTCTAGGGGACCAGTAGCACTGGCGTTCTCAGTAGCGGCGATAGTTGTGGATACTGTGAGGATTTTGTTGTTGATCCTGAAGATATCCCCAGAGCCTAATCCAACAGTTCCGTTGTCACCTTTGAACAGACCACCACCACCTATGGGTGCCCATGTGGAGCCGTCGTAGCCCTCGTATGAACCTAGAGTAGTGTTCCAACGAATATCACCAACTAAGGGTGTGCCGGGGCGTTGAGCTGTAGTACCTCGAGGTACACGAATAGCTTCTGTCCCGTTAACGTCTAGGTTACCAGAGATGATCGTGTTCTCGGTGAACGTGTTAGCAGCTCCTAGTTGAGCATACCGGGTGTCACCCTTCTGTCGCGTGATGATCGTTGTGCTGGCAGGAGAAGACGTGCCCCCAGCGTCAAAACGAGCCGCGATGGTTCCGGCAGTTAGGTCATCGTTAGCTGATGGGATCAGATATACGCCAAGTGTTTCAGCGTCACCTTGGATCAAGAAGTCTGTTGCTGAGGTAGTATTATCTTTAAGGAGTAGCGTCGGCTTGAAACTCTCAATCCTAATAGAAGCACTCTCCCGTGTGCCAGCCGAGTTAACACCAGCAGTGTTGGTCAGCACACCCGTCATGGTGTCACCAGCCTTGGCGACGAATAGAGCGGGGTCGAACGTAGCAGCGGTTACGGCACTTGCAGCCGCGTTGGTCTCACTGATAGCAGCCGCAGCTTCACTAGCCGCAGCAGCCACCTCCGATAGACCAGCAGCTGTCTCACTTGCCAGAGCAGCATCTGCGTACCCTGATGTTAAATCAGCAATGTCACCAACGCTCCATGTGGAGCCGTTGTAATAGTAGACGTTGTTGTCACCAGTGTTGAAGTAGATTGCACCTGTCTGCAGGGCTTCACCGTCGTTGTCCAGAGTTGGAGCAACAGCAAAGTCACCGAGGTACACCTTAGTGAACGAATCGTTAGCGTCGGTTGCCTCTTGGAGTGCGTACGTGAGGTACTCTGAGTTCTTGTTGAGGTTAGTAGATGACAGGGACGCACCACCTCCGAATACAACCGCTGGTGTGTCGATTGGGGTTTGACGGATGACCGAGATTTCTAGGCCAGCGTCTGGTGCGTCTCCTGATATCTTCTTGGTTACGCGTAGTGTGGTGGCGTTGATGAACTCTTGGTTGTACCCTGAGGCCACGTCATCAGTGAACACCTTTGCCACACGTGCGATGACGTGCGACTGATCGAGATAGTCGAAGGTAACAGTGAAGTCCTTCGTTACACCATCGCCTGTATAGTCTACTTGAGAGAAAGCCATGTGTTACCTTTCGTTTTCTGTTATTGGGTTAGTGGTATAGATAAGAATATCCTATCTACCTTTTGAGCATTAGGCCCGCATAGGTGCCTCGTTCGTACTTCTAGTTTATCTAGTGGGTGTTTCGCTGCAGATGTGTTGACAGTTATGCTTAGAACTTGGTCACCAGCTAGTCGATCGCCTCTAGAAATATCTCTGTCTTGCCAAGGTACTGAAATCCACCCATCTTCAAACGATAAGACAAACGCCCCAAGCTTGTTGAATGTGCAGTCCCCATTTTTAACAAAACTAGCCGTAAGCTCTATCTCACCGCTAGTTTCTACAAACGCCACTAACCTAACTTGCTCGTAAGGCTTTGTTTTGAAGTTTAAATCAGACCAGATTAGTAGGGGCACTACGGCTACTAGAGCGAAAACAGCGCCTACGAACGCATCTGTTACCTTAGCAATGTACTTAATCATAGGCGTAACATTAGCCCGCCTGACAATATAAATGTCACGACTGCCCCTAGTATCGATAGTGCGATTGCCCAGAGTATCCTATTGATACCCTGAGCTACCTTATCTTGTGCGCTACGAATGTAGCTAATATCTTTCTGTATCAAGGCTAACTCCGTTGCGTTTTGCTGGTGGCTATCCTTGAGTGTTTGAAAGTTAAGTTCTAAACGCCCGACCCTGTGGCCGAGGTCAATGATTACACCTTGTGCTCCGTTAGTTTCTTCCATACAGACCGCCTTTCACCTCAGTGAACTTAGGCATTTCGTCTAGTATGTTTGCTAGTGGGCTGTTTTCCACAGCCAGAGCTTCGATCCCATTGTCTTTGAGGAATTTAACGGCGACCGAGATTTCAGCCGGGGTTGCTTCCCCCGACTGTATCCGTTGTAGTAGGTCGTTCGCTACAGCTTCATGTAGAGCTCCTAGCAGTTCTTCTTTAGCTGCCATTATTGGCTCTCCTTTTGTTCTAACAGGGGATCAGCCCTGCTGTAGTTTGGTTGATTTCCAGAGCGTAGGGCTTCAAAGAGGTCAGCCTTGTTCTCTAAGTCAGTCCTCGTACCAGAGTGCTCCTGCATGACCTGACCCTTTTGACGCTTGCCAGCTATGACAAGGTCTCGGTAAGGCTTGAAGGTTGCTTTAGCTTTCTTCCGGTATGCCCCTAGGATTTCCTTTACCACACCGATCCGTGTGCCGGGACCGTCCATGCCAGCCGACCCTTGGAAGAGGTCCTTGTAGCTTGCGCTAGACGTTGCTTTTGCCAGAGCTTCCCTGAGTGTCTCTCCACCGATAGTTATGGTGTTAAGATGCTCAAGCAACCCATCATAGACAGACTGACCGGGCTTGTACTCCTCATTCCGTAGGTCTACTCGACCACCGGGCATCATTGGAGCTGGTACAGTTGATTGCATCTGTGTCAGTGCAGTCTGGTTTAGCTTTGCAAGCTTCTCCAGTTCTTTGAACACTGGGTCTACAGTCACGTTGTCCTGCACGAGTGCACCCAGAGGGTCGTACTTCGGCAGAGCGCGGAC